TTTTGGCGTCACCCAGAAGGTGCAGCCAGCAAACGCTGCGCAGGCCGCCCTGACTCTCACAACCGCCACTGGCGGTGGTTACGGATTTGTGAGTGTCACGGCATTCAATGCCTTCACTGCACAGCTTGAGAACCTGCGGGCATCCCTCGTGACTCTCGGCCTGATCAAGGGCAGCGCGTGATGCCATTTCGCATCCGATTCGAAACGGACTGCGCAATTCCGCTCAGTACGTGGCAGGAGCATTCAAAGCAGAACGCGGACCATCCACGCGTTCGGCTCGGCGTGCCGCAGGACCGGAAGCTAGCCATCGTCGGCGGGAGCCCGAATGTCAGGCTCGATCTGGACGAGTTGCGCGCATGGGATGGAGAGATATGGGCCATCAATTACACAGCCAATCTCCTGCATGAAGCAGGCATTCCCTGCACGCTTTTCACGGTGGACCCGGGCGATCCGATAGATCCGGGTCCATGGGATTCGCCGGTCAGGAAGAGGCTTCTCGCCACCTCGTGCCCCTCATCGATGTTCACCGAAGAGTCTCTGTGCTTCGATCTCATCGAGACTCATGCGCAAGGCTTCGCCGGTGGGACCTCATCGGCAACGCGAGCTCCGTGGATCGCCCTGTCTCTGGGGTACACAGACGTAAGCTTCTTTGGCTGTGATTGCTCGTACGAAGCGAATGATCATGCCGATCGTCACGAGGGGAGTGAGCGAGAGCTGATTATCCGTGCGGGAGATGCCGATTACCGTACGCGGCCAGACTATTTCGTGCAGGCGGAAGAGTTCGTCAAGCTCTTCGCCGAGTTTGGCTGTGTGTTCAAGAACCGCAGCCGCGGGCTTGTGAAAGCCATGCACGAGAATCCCGACACGTGGGAAGTGGTGGGCGTCTCGCCCGCCATGAAGGCGCACCTTGAAGAGCGCAATGGCCATTCTGGCCTCTATGACAACCCCTACCAGCCTCTGGGAGCAGCAGCATGACTGCATCCGTCTATCGATTGGTGACCACGGGCAGCACGAACCTCAATAAGGTGCGCGATTCCGTCGCGACCGTGAAAGGCATCATCGCCGTCAATACGGCGGCCTATGAGATCTTCGTCAAGCTCTACTGGTTCAAGCCCACAGCAACTGCCTCGGCCCCAGTTGTTGGCACGACGCCACCCCAGGTCACGATTGCCATTCCGGCGCTCGGCACTGCTACCGGCGGTCTGCAGGAGGCATGGCCGGACGGCTTCAACGGGGGCGATGGTAATCTCTGGATCGCCGTCACGAAGCTTGCAGCGGACAGCGACACCACGGCAGTGGTGGCTGGCGATGGCCTCATTTCGTTGCTGGTCGATCCGTGAGCACGACCGCAAACGATCTCATCATCGGCGCGCTGCGGTTCATCAACCAGTACGCGCCGGGTGAATCGCTTGCCGCATCCGATGCGGAGGATGCACTCGGCACACTCAACGATCTGCTCGAGTCCCTGAGCACGGACCAGGCCAGCGTCTTCGCAAGCAACGAGAACGTTTTCCAGTACATGCCTGGGCAGTATCAGTACACGATCGGCAATTATGATGCGGGCACGTTCGCCGGCATCGTAACGAGTGGATCGCCCACTCTCACCAGCGTGATCGTGCCGTCTGACATGGTGATCAATGGGGATCTGTCGGGAGCGGGCATCCCTGATGGAACGACAATCCTGTCATTCAATGCAGGGCTTGGCACCGTCACAATGAGCCAGAACGGCTCCGTAAGTGTGCCGATCAATCAGATCAGCTACACGATCCCAGGTGATTTCAAGGTAGCGCGGCCGCTTCGAATCACAAATGCGTTCACGCGCATCAATACGCAGGGGTCCGGCCTCGACTATCCGATCGAAATCGTTGACCAGAAGCGATACGTGGATATCGGCTTCAAGGCCATTCAGGCGCCGTGGCCGATCGTGCTCTGGTACAACCCGACGTTTCCCCTGGGCACGCTGTTCTTCTACCAGAACCCGTCTGACTCGGCGGCGCTGCATCTCTACACCGACAACATCCTCACAAACTTTACGGACCTTACGCAGGAAGTCGTGATGCCGCAGGGCTATTCACGCTTCCTGAAGCGCAAGCTTGCACGGGAATTGGCACCGGAATACGGCGCAATCTGGACGCCCCAGCAAGAGCGACTGACAAAGGAAGCCGAGGACTTCGTAAAGTCGCTGAACGCTGTGCCAACGCCGGTGGCGAACTATGACCCCGAGCTCATCCAGCATCCGCGCACCGATGCGGGCTGGATTCTCTACGGCGGATTCCGCTGATGGGCCTGAACTTCCAGGGCGGGGATTTTGGGTTTGTAGGGCAAGCCTACACGGCCCCTGATCCCTATCAGGACCGCCAGCGGGCGGTTAACTGGTACTGCGAGTACTCACAGGACAGCAAAAGCAAGACGCCCGTGGCGTTGCTTGGGGCGCCTGGCAAGAACGGGATTCTCGACTTCAGCATCACGACAGATGACATCGCCATCCCAGATACAGGTGGCGTGCGAGGAATCTGGGTGCTTCCTGGCGGAACGGATGCGCTATGGATTGTGGGTCAGGCTGTGATCCTGACGCAGATGAGCGTGCCCGCAACTCAAACGAGTATCGCGCAGTTCAACAAGTTCTTCATTGGCAACCTGCTGACCAACTCAGGCCCCGTATGCATCCGTGACAATGGGCCAGGCGGGTATGCGGTGATCGTGGATGGCACAAACGGCTATCTCTACAACATCGCAGCCAAAACCTTGGCGCAGATTACCGACCCCGGATTCCTCGGCGCTGATCGGGTGGCTTTCATCGATGGCTGGCTGATCTTCAATCGCCCCGGCACCCAGACATTTTACACCACGGGCCCAACGCCCTACACCGTGACGTTTCCGGGCGCTTTCTTCGCTCTGAAAGACTCTTCGAGCGACAACCTGATCACGCTCATGGAGAACAACCGCGAGTTGTGGTTGGTCGGCGAGCGTACATCAGAGGTCTGGTACGACGCAGGCGGTGCAAACTTCGCCTTCAGCCGTATTCCCGGCGTAGCCCCGCAGATTGGGTGTTCTGCCGCCCAATCGATTGCCCGTCTGGGAAGTTCTCTCGTGTGGCTTGGAAAAAGCGAGCGCGGCGAGAACGTCGTCATCAAGACAGAGCAATACAGCTACGCCGATATTTCCTCGCGCGCGATCGAAACGGCAATCACAAGCTATCCGCTCGTTTCCGATGCAATCGGGTTCGTCTACGAGGAAGAAGGTCATCTCTTCTACGTGCTGACTTTCCCGACCGCGGACAAGACGTGGGTCTACGACCAGACTGCAAGTGAAGCAGCGGGAACTCCCCAATGGCATGAGCGCGCCTCGTTCAATCCCGATACGGGAGTTCTCCATCGGGACAAATCCAACTGCTTCGCGAACTATCAGAACATCCGCATGGTGGGAGATTTCCAGTCTCAGACCGGCTATCAGATGAGTCGGCAGTTCTATGTGGATGGCGATACACCGCTTGTTGCCCTGCGTCGCTGCCCGCATGTCTGGAGCCGCGAGAACCGCAAGCGGATGTTCTTCGCATCGCTTCAGATCGAGTTTTCGCCGGGAGTCGGATTGCAGGTAGGGCAGGGCTCGGACCCTCAGGTGATGGTGCGATTCTCGCGCGACGGGGGCGCCAACTTTGGCACGGAGTTCTTTCTGCCCATCGGCAAGGCGGGGGAGTACAAAAACCGCGCTATGCGCCGCAGGATCGGCGTATCACGCGATTTTGTGGCTGAGGCTCGCTTCACCGATCCGGTTTCCAGGGACGTGGTGGGCGCGACATTGTTCGCTCAGCCGGAACAGGAAGCGGCCTGATGCCTCAGTCGCAGTTCAACCTTGTTCCAACCTATCAGGTGCCTCTCGAAGTCAACGGCAATACGACACGCGACTGGTATTTCTTCTTCACGGGCCTGTACCGCGGGTTACCGCCAGAGAATGAATCGGCGGTCATGCTCGGAGCATCACCAGCTACCTATAGCGCTCCCCGCAAGGGCTCGGTGATTGTTTCAGATGGCACGGTCTCGAAGATAGAATTTAGCCGTAATGGAACGGACTATTACGACGTTGGGGCAACCTCTGGGATGTTCGCGGTCAACGCTTCGGACGTTCTGCGGATCACGTATTCGGGCCTTCCAGACGTGACATTCGTGCCGTCATGAACGCAATCGCCAGTTTCGATGCCAGTGAATCGCCGCTTGAGCAGGTACTCATGCCCACTCGCGAGCAAATCCTCACGCTCGAGACCCGGATGCGGGAGTTTGATGAGATTGCTTGCCCGCTTACGCACACTTTCGCTCCGGGAAGCTACGCACGCGGAATCCAGCTTCCAACTGGGGCGCTTGTCGTCGGCAAGATTCACAAGCACGCTCATCTGAATATTGTTTCTCGTGGCTGGGCGACGGTGGTTACCGAGTTTGGCCGCATGGAAATCGATGCGCGCGAAAGACCGGTAACCTTTACTTCACAGCCGGGCACCAAGCGGGCACTATATGTGCACGAAGAGTGCTGGTGGACCACGGTTCACCTGACTGATTCGACCGACCTCGCAGTGATTGAGCGCGACATCATCGCGCGGGACTTCGTAGAGCTCGATGCATTCATGGCGAGTGAATGCTTACAGCTCATCGATCAGGAATCTGATCATGCGGAGTAACGCTCGTGACATGGGTCGCTGTTGCGATAGGCGGTAGTGCTCTTGTAGGCGCAGGCGCCTCCTACCTCGGAAGCAAGAAGCAAGCGCAGGGCGCGCAAAATGCCGCTGGCATCAACATGGACATGTTCCAGACGTTGAACCGGCAGCAGCAGCCCTACATTCAGGGCGGCTACGGCGCCCTCGGCAAGCTCAATACGCTGCTCGGAATCAATCCGAACCCGAATGCGCAACCTTCTCCGATGCCGCCACAGATGCCGCAGGGGCCAACCTATCGGCCGACTCCGGGCGGGGGCGTGCAGCCGATCCTTCAGGCATCTCAGCAGCCAGACGTATTCGCGGGTGGCCCAGGCGGTGATCCAAGCGGCGGCGGTGGAACCATGCAGCTGCGGCAGATCCTTGCGCTCCGTGCGCAGCATGGGGATACGCAGGCGGCGCGCATGCTGGGGCTCGTCTGATGGGCTTCCTCAGCAAGCTTCTGAATCCGAAGAGCGCCACCCGCATGGCGTTCGATCCGGCCGGCGGGACGATTGCCGCTGCCCGTAATGGCGGTGATGCCAGTCAGGGATTGCTCGATCCATCTGGCTTGCTGATCAAGTCAGGCGCAAACAGCGGTGCCGGAGCGCCGAACGATCCCAATGCAGCGGTTGCAGATCCTGCGGCTGGCGTAGGCTATGGTGACCCGAACGACCCTTCCTACGGTTCATTCACGCAGCCCTTCGACGTCACCCAGTTCTACAATTACGCCGATCCTGGCTATGCATTCCAGCTTCAGCAGGGGACGCAGGGCCTGCAGAACAGTGCGGCCGCGCAATCGGGCGCGCTCTCGGGTGCAGCTCTCAAAGACCTGATGAGCTACAACCAGCAGTACGCTGGCACTGCATATAACGACGCGTTCAATCGCTACCAGACGCAGCAGGGAAATATCTTCTCGCGCCTGTCGGATATCGCACATCTTGGCCAGAGTGCTGCGGCAGGTGTCGGAAATCAGGGCACGACTCTCGCCGGCAATGCCGGTCAGCAAGCCTATAACGCGGGTTCTGCCGAGGGTGCTGGCATCGTAGGTGCTGGCAACGCTGCCGCACAGGGCGCTCAAAACTACTGGCTCTACAACAACCCGCAACTATGGCAACAGCCGAAAGTTAGCGCAGGCGGTGTGTAATGGCCGATCTCGTCGGTCTCAACACGCAGGTTCCGGACATCCTGCCGAAGCTTTCGCAGCTTTTGCAGATCCAGCAGCAGCAGACGCAGCTTGCGGGAGCCCAGCAGACGCAAAGGCAGCGCGCAGCGCTTGCAAGATACGACTTCGGCCAGCACGTCGGCGAGGATGGTACGGTCGATCTCAACAGCCTGACGCAAGACCCTGAACTGCGCGCGGCAGCCGGCGATCAGTATCTCGATGTGCTCCAGCATGCCGCGGCCGCAAAGCAATCGCAGCTAGAGGCGAAGTCGAAACTCTTCAGTCTCCGCGGCGATCAGGTTGCAAGCCTTGCGCAGACCATCACGCCGCTGCTCAGCGATCCGGACGTCGCTGAGGACAACGAGAAAGGCCGTCAGAAGGTCAACGAAGCGTGGATGCAGTATGGCCAGCTTCATGGAGACGAAGCCCTGCCAGTGCTTCGTACGTTCGCCGCACCGCTGAAGAACGCCCCGCCGGGGAAAATGCAGCAGGCGCTGCGCATGATCCAGATGCAGGCGCTCGATGTCGAGAAGCAACGTCAGGCGCGGCTGCCCACGCTCGTCAACAAGGGTGGCTCGCTCGTCAACGTGAATCCGGATGCCTCTACAGCGGCGCCGGGGGAGATTCCGCTCACCTTGCCGCCGGGCGCAAATATCGTCACCGATCAGAAGGGCGCGCAGTTCGTCCTGAATCCGCAGACTAATCAGGTAACACCTGTAGGGGAAGGCCGCGGGGTGGCACCCAATGCCGCTCCAAACTCGCCCACCTTCACTCAGCCGAAATATGTGGGCCAATCTGAAGACATCCGCTCGCAACAGCAGGAAGTGGCGAACACGCGCGCGGCAGCCGATCAGGCGCCTGCGAATCGCAACATCTTCCAGCACGTGCTGAAGCTCGCCGATGAGACCAATACCGGTCCGCTCGTGTCGTATCTCCAGAACACGAAGATCGGCGGCCAGGTATTCGGTGACGACTATCAGGAGCTGGGGAAGTATCTCGAGAAGAACGCCATCTCGAACATGCAGGCCATGGGCGGACCGCCGAGTGACGCGCGACTCTCGGCCGCAGTCGCCGCAAACGGCTCGACGCAGTTCAACCCGAAGGCGCTCAAGGCGGTCACGCAGTTCAACTACGCGACGAACACCGGTCTTGAGAAGTACCGGCAGGGCATCGACAAGGCGATCGGTACGAGCAATCCCGATTACGGCCAGTTGCCGAAGTTCAAAAGCGAATGGGCCAAGAACTTCGACATTCAGGCGTTTGAGCTCGAGAACGCGGTCGCAGATGGGGACGCAGCGGCACAGAAACGAATCCTCGTGGGCCTCAACAAAAGCCAGCGCGCCGATCTTGCCCGCAAGATGCAGAACCTTGATTCACTCTCTGCGACGGGACAGTTGTCGAAATGAGTCAGGCAGCCCTTGCACTGCTGGCTGGCGATGATGCTGCGGATGGCGAGGCGCCGCAGACAGCCTCTCAGCATGCGATCGCATTACTTGAAGGGCGAGCGCAACCCATTCCGGAGCCAGTCCAGCGCGCCACATCGGCTCTGCGTGACCCACGCACGCCCCGAGACTTCGATCCGGATCAGGGCGTCGGCGTGGGCGAAACAATTCTGCATGGCGCGAGCGCGCTTGCCGGAACGGTTGTCGGCGGCCTGCATGGAGTGGGCTCTCTGATACTTGGTCATTCGCCAGAAGAGGCCGCCGAGGGTATCAAATGGTACCAGCAGGCTCTTACCTACGAACCGCGCACCCAGCGCGGCCAGCAGATTGCTGAGACGGCCGGGGGCGCCATGGCAAGCCCGTGGAACCCGCTCAACATTCCGGGGGTAGTTGGCGAATACGCAGGCGAGAAAGCTGAGGAAGCAGGGTGGGGACCGCTCGCCACAACTGCATTGCGCATGGCACCGGAAGCTCTCGCCGCGGCGGCGGGGCGTCCTGGTACTGGCGCAAGCGTAGCGTCCGACCTCAGAAGCGCCGGCGGCGCCTTCAGGAAGGGCGCGGAGAAAGCATTTGATATTTACGACTCGCCCATGGCCGCGCCCGGAGATCCGCTTCGTGGATTTGGCGCTGACTCGGCGAGCGCGGCTGCGGCAAGCCGGATTAATGCAGCCAAGAGCCTCAGTCCGGAACTCGAGGCGGATCTTCGTGCTCAAGTGCAGCGCGGTCCTCTGGATGCCGCCGCTGTCGATCGACAGATTGATGCGGATGCATTGCCGGTTCGCATGCGTCTCATGGAAGGGCAGGCGTCGAAAAATCCTGAAGTCTGGTCCCGCGAATTCAACGCGAAGGGCAAAGATCCAGCAATCGCATCCCGTTTCAATGAGCAGAACCAGCAGCTCATCGACAATCTGGATGAGTTCCGCAGGCAAGCCGCGCCGCAGGCTGTTGCGCACGATCCCATCCAGAGCGGCCAGAACATCGTCGATGCCTACAAGACGGCCGACAGCGCGGCGCGTGAACAGATTAACGCTGCCTACAAGGTGGCGCGCGATGCGAACGGCGGGGATCTTCCGATGGATGGCCCTGGCTTTGTTGCATCTGCTGAAACAGCACTGAAGGCCGAGAACAAAGCGCGCTGGCTGCCAACGGAGATTGCGGCTGAACTGGAAGATTACAAAGCGGGAATGACCTTCGATCAGTTTGAGAATTTCCGCACGACCCTTGCCAATGCGGCACGGTCCGCAGATCGGGCAGGAAACGGTAATGCAGCACGTGCAGTCAGCCTTGTGCGTGACGCGATCGAGTCAACCGAACCTGTCGGTGTTGCAAAAGAGGTGAAACCGCTTTTCGACAATGCACGTTCGCTTGCGAAAGCCCGCTTCGACAAGATCAAGGCAGATCCGGCCTATAAGGCTTCGGTGAACGATGACGCAGGAGTTGGCGAATCCTCTGCGCTCGCTGACAAGTTCGTGCAGAAGTACATCGTTGGCGCTCCACGCGCTCATGTAGAGCGGTTGATGGGGAACCTATCCGGCGATGAACTGGCACTCGAAACGGTACGCGCAGCGCCATTCAACTACCTCAAACAGAAGGCCGGCATCGATCCGTATCGGAATGAGGGCAACTTTTCGCAGCATGGATACAACCGTGCGCTCGCCGACCTCATGCCGAAAATGGACCTGTTGGCGGGTGAAGATCTTGCAGAACAGGCGCAGCGACTTGGGCGGGTAGCCTATGACGTGAAGGGAGAGCCCGCAGGCTCGTTCCCAAACCGATCAAACACGTTCATCGCTGCGAGTGCCGAAGCTGCCAAGGGACTCGCGGAGCGCAGCGCGAACACACTCATCGGCGGCAACATCGTTCCGGTCGGCTCTTGGGCGCGCGAGAAGCTTGATGCTCGCACGGTGGCTCGCGAGCAGAAAGAACGGATGCGTCCCGCAGCGGGCACGCTCGCGAAGGGGAAGAAGCCGTGAATCAGTGGTTGAAAGCAAGCCACGTGTACGCGAGCACCCAGAAGGCTACGACCGCGCCAAGGCCCCCGATGATCAGGCGCCGAATGAGCCGCAGAAGCTTGGAGAGTTCGGTGTCCATGGCGATGGATCGTAGCCATGCGATTGAGCAGATGCCATGACGAACGTCCTATCTCCCACCGTAAAACAGCAGTTTTTTGACAATAACGGGCGTCCGCTCGTCAACGGCAAGCTGTTCACCTACGAAGCAGGCACAAGCACGAAGCTGGCGACATATACGGGGCCTTCCAGCAGCACCAATTCGAACCCGGTGGCCCTCGACTTCAGGGGCGAGTGCAGCCTGTGGATTCCGCCGAACGTGGCCTACAAATACGTTCTGGCGCCTTCGACAGATACCGATCCGCCGACGAACCCTATTTGGTCGGTCGATGACGTTGTCTCAAGCCAGCTTGTCACGCTCTATGGCGGTGTTGATACCGGCGTGGCTGATGCTTATGTGCTGACCTTCACGGCAAACTTCAGCGCGTACACCGATGGCATTGTTATCTACTGGCTCCCAAGCACCGACAACACTGGGCCCAGTACGCTCAACGTAAATGGTCTGGGGCCTGTCTCGATCGTGAATCAGGACGGATCCCCTCTCACCGCCAATCAATTGCAGGCCAATCAGGTCACGACGGTGATCTATGTGGGCGGTGTATTTCAGTTGCTGACAGGAGGCGTCTCAAGCGGAACATTCACCCCCGCTTGGGGCGGCTATGGAGTAACGCCTCCAACAGGGGATATGGCATGGCAGATCGTGGGAGGCCAGGCATCACTCAAATGGCTTGGAACACAGGGCGTGAGTAACGCGAACCTCCTCACCATTGGCAATCTGCCAACCAATCTGCGCCCCGTAACAAAAGACCTGATCGGTACATCGTCTACGATTCTCATCGACAACGGAGCATATGCAGCGGGCTCATTCGGTTTCGGCGCCCTCGGCACCATGCAGTTCAACAAGGGCACTGCTCCGCCATCGGGAACCGGTTTCACAACCAGTGGTAGTAAGGGCCTCCCAACAGGCTGGTCCGGGGCGTATTCACTAAAATGAATCTATCCCCACTGCCAATACAGAAATTTTTCGACAACAACGGCCGACCACTGACGGGCGGCTTGCTGTTCACCTATGCAGCGGGGACAAGCACGAAGCTCGCAACCTATGCGGATGAAAGCGGTACACCGAATACGAACCCGATCGTCCTGAACTTCAGGGGTGAAGCGAACCTCTGGCTTGACCAGACGCTCACCTATAAGTTCGTTCTCTCCCCAGAGGGCGATACCGATCCGCCGACGAAACCAATCTGGACCGTCGACAACATTTCGGCGGCAGTGACCTATGCGAGCCTCACACGACAGATCATTGGGCAGATCCTGTTCCCGCGCACACAGCCTGAAATCACTGGGTTGGTTGTTCCAACCAATTACGGTTTCAGGGCAGATCCAACGATGGAAGCCGAGCGCTACGGATTTGCCGCCTCAGCATCCGCAGCGGCCAACACGACAGCAATCAACTCCGCTATGGCGGGACTTCCGCTTGTAGGGTTGATTCGTAGTGGCACGGTGTTGCTGCCCCCGGGCCTGTTCAACATCAATGAGATCACGGTCCCGCAGTACGTCCGCATCATGGGCTCTGGGAAGCGTGCGACCGAGTTGCACTATGCGGGGGCTTCCTGGGCTTTTCAGCTCGGCAGGGGTGGAGCAACGGAGCACGGCACAGGCATCTCAGATCTCGCCATCGTTCTGGAAAACAAGGACGGCAACGGCGTCAAGCTCCGGGAAACGATCGGAGCAGCTGCAGAACGGCTTTACATTGAGGGCTACACCGCAACTGTTACAACTCGCACGAATATCGCGGTAGGCATCGATGCAGGCTCACTGAGCACGTTCCACAACCATATCGGCGATGTGGACGCAGTCCATATCCGAGTGGGATACAGCTTCCTAACCGCAGCGATCTCCGCCACAGATACGCTTTTCACGAACTGCACGGCATTTGGAGACGACTCCACCTACGGTCAGTCCCATGGCATTGAGATTGCTTTGGGGCAAGCGGATGGCTCGGTATTTGTTGGCGGAAATTTCGAGCATCTCCGTGTCGCAGTTGTTCCTGCGGCTGGCGCGCTGGGGTTCTCGATGCACGGCTCGCGGTTTGAAGCGAATTTCGTGGATATCACCTCTGGCGGCGGCGGCCAGAAAAACGCGTCCTTCTTCGGATTGAGAACCGATACTGAGTTCAACGTTTCTGACAACACCAATCTCTACAGCTTCGTTGCCTGCGGGGTGACGGGTGGAGGGCAATGGCAGAATCGTTTTTCTGCGCCAATCCGCGGCCTTCTGGGCGCGCCTGCCTATAGCACCAGCATCACGCCTGCTCTTGCTGACGGTAATGAGCAGTCGATCAACTGCACTAACGGAACCGCCTTCGCGATCAATGCGCCAACCGGGGTTACTCAGGACGATGGATTCCTGCTTCGGCTGACGATCCGAAATGCTTCCGGTGGCGCACTTGGGGCCGTGACTTGGAACGCGATCTACAAACTTGCCGCCTGGACACAGCCGGCAAACGGCAATAGCCGCTCAATTCAATTCCGCTATGACGGAGTGAACTGGATTGAGGTATCGCGGACCACCGCTGATGTGCCCAATTGATGAACAGAAAAGCAAGAGGACGACGTGACAGATCAGTACCGAATCATCGGCCAACTCGAAGCACAGATGGATTCTCACAGTGAGCGCCTCGATCGCATCGAAACAAAACTCGATGTTCTCACGGAGTATATCCAGCAGCAGAAAGGGGGAGCACGGCTCATCTGGGCCATCGCAACTGCGGGAGGAATCATCGGCGTGAGCATGGTGAAGCTCGGCACTGTGCTGGTGTCCTTCGTGCGAGGAGTTCCGTGACTCTCGGCGAGAAACAGCGGCTGTTCACGAAGCTCGTCGGACAATTGATCGACTGGAGCTACCAGAACGGCTACGAGCTCACGTTGGGCGATGCCTATCGTTCCCCCGAGCAGGCGGCAATGAACGCTCAGAAGGGCTCAGGCATCGCCAATAGCCTGCATACGCAGAGACTCGCGATCGACCTGAACCTGTTCAAGAACGGCGTCTATCTCACCGATAGCGGCGCCTACAAGCCGTTGGGGGACTTCTGGAAGTCCCTCGATCCCTGCTGCTCGTGGGGTGGTGACTTCACGACTCGCGCTGACGGCAACCATTTCTCAATTTCATACAACGGAGTCAGATGATGAACGACACTGCAACGGCCCTTACGGGCGGCACCCACGGAACCAAGCTTCTCGGAACCCTCGCGGCTGCCTCGGCCGTCGTTTCGGGGATCGATCCATCGGTGCTGCCGCCATCCTGGCTGCCCTATTTCACTGGCATTCTGGGTGTTCTCACGCTGGTACGCGGCTTCGTGAACACGAAAAACGCGAAGTAAGTAGATCGCTGGTATCCTCCCGCCTCTTATAAAGGGAGGCGGGGATGCCCAAGAGAATACTGGGTCTCGAGCTACTGCGAGGCCTGTGCGCGGTGCTGGTGGCGGTCTACCACTGCCTGCTGCTTTCGGGGACAGCCACGTTCCCAACCTGGGGCTTGTACGGCGTCTATGTCTTCTTCGGCATCTCGGGCGCGGTGCTGTACCACAACTACCACGCGCTCACGCTGGATGAGGCACCACGCTTTCTCTGGAAGCGTTTCGCGCGCCTGGCGCCGCTCGTGTGGGCCTGCATCCTCTTGCCTGCTATCCTGCGGAACACGTGGGATCCAGCACGGTATCTGCTGAACATCTCCTTGCTGCAGGGCTTCAGCGCGCCGGGGCTCACGTCCTACCTCGTGGGCGGCTGGAGCATCGGCATCGAGTTCGTGCTCTATGCACTGTTCCCCGTGATGCTCGCGTTTACCCGCACGCCCCGGTTGATGATCGGTGCACTGCTTGCCTTCCTCGTGCTGCGGCTCACCTTTGTGAATCACCTTCTGGAGCATTCAAGCTTCGATGACGCGTGGGGTGCCTACATCCAGCCAGCGTCCTTTCTATTCTTCTTCTTTGGCGGCATGGTGATCGCCAAGGCGATGCCTGTCATGCGGATACGATGGCTGCTGCCGTTCGGAATCCTAGCTACTGCCGTGCTGTTCGCATTCCCGGGTTCGAGCTTCGAGGCCGTCGTCAGCGGAGCTCGCGGAGCCGCCTTGTCGATTCTGGCAGTGCTCATCGTCGCCAATTTCTTCTGGACACCCACATCGAAGCTCGCAAGCGTGGTCAGCCAGTTTTTCGGCGACATCAGCTATGGTCTCTACCTGCTGCATCCCATCATATGGGTCGCCAGCGGGCACTACCTGCGGCTTTCTCTGCCGACTCACATTGCGCTGACACTCATGGTCTCAAGCGCCGCAGCGTGGCTCTCGTTCAGGTACTACGAGCGGCCAGTGAGACGGTGGCTTGTGGGAAACGCGCCCGTGCTGGCGTCTTCACCGCTTCCACCGCTCCGCAAGTAGATCGGCGCGCTCCACGAGTTCGTCCGCCTCATCCAGCGCCGCATGGGCACCGGTCCGATCGCCTTTCTTCATCAGCTCATGCCCGCGTTTCGCAGCGGCCTCCGCTCGCTGCATCAGTTCGAGGTGCTGTCGGTGGTCGTCGATTTGGTTGGGCGAGGGGAGGGAAGCCATGCGCGCCGAGTCGGGTGGTAGTAAAGCAGTGTGCCATCGGTGGCTGTGTGATACACGACCCCATCAGCCCACTGGGCCATTTCGTCCTTGGACGGTGGCGGCAGCTGCGCGGCTTCGGATTGCCAAGTCATATCGTCACGGGACTCATCGGCCACTCGCCGGGTGGCAGAGATACTTTGCCGCCCATTTCTGCAGCCATTGAATGGCACGCAGCGAGTTCACGGCTGTTGTGATCCGGGTCCTGGTTTAACGCAGGGATGATCCGGATGGTGTCGTGAAGGGGTGGAGATTCGATTTTCATGCTTTGGTCCTCAGCTAGAAGTAGCTCACTTTCCGAGCAGGTCAACGTGGCCACAGAGGGCGGTCAGCTCCGCGACCATCGCGTCGATCTCATACCCATCGTCCGGAACCCTGCGGCTAATATAGACGTAGGATTGGCCTACGTTTCGTGAGGCGTTTATTTCTGCCTGCTTGTCGGCAAGCGTGAGGGTCACAGCCCATCCTGCACCCGCGATGTCCATGAGCTTGAGCTTCAATTCGTTCGTATTCATTTTGTTTCCTGAGTTGCAGATCGACGCTGAGAAGACTGCATGCGCTCGATCCACTGCCGGGACATACGGCCCTCGGTGCAACCGGGCACGGTGCAAGCCTCTATGAAACGATTGGCGGTCTGCACGAACACGCATTCGTGATCCGGCTTCGGACGCTTCGTCTGATCGAAAACAGGATCGTAGGCTTTCATGCGGTTCTCTCTGCAGGTCGCGGTGGCAGATTCATTATGCGACCCTTCGCCTGCGTCGACCACGGCCGGCTGAGATCGTAGACTTCCATCACCCGTTGCATATTTTGACCGCCGCTGTAGCGGTCATAGATGGCGTAGAAGTCATCGTTCTTGTGAACGAAAACCGGGTAGTCGTCGTGATCGAAGGTGTCGCAGACCACGATGAGGTGCGTGCAGCGATCCTTCACTCCTGCGCCGAACCACGCGATTATATCCGCAGCGCTAGCCGCCATGTTCCGCTCCCCGGTTCACGGATAAGCCGCTTCGTGGCATGGTGCGCAGTAGCCATCGGCCGCCCTTCGGCACTCAGACAGCGCGTACTTGCGAGGGCATGGCTGCGGCGGGTTGTCGTCTGGAGGGCATGTACAGGGCTTCACTTCGTTCTGCTCGGCAGTGCGCAACCGGGCGAGTACCGCGCGATAGGCAAATGATTGCCCGGCCTCGTACTCGTCAGGCCCGGGACTGTCGAGCTTTTCGCATTCCGCCTCGATCCATGCGATAAGTTGCGGCACTTCATGCCGCCGCTCATCGAGCGATACAGCCTCCGCTGGCGGTTCGGTCTGCCTGCTCTCCAGCCCCGCGACTCGATGCGCCCACTCAGCCACGCGAGCGGCATCGACCCATCCAACGATCGGCGGATCGCTGTCGATCGATGTAAGCATTTCCTGGCTGAACTTTCCGGACGGTTCGGACTGTTTCACCAGGAGGGCCTCTAATCTCTCAATCTCGGCCGCGCCTTTCGCCGCAGCCGCGACGCATTCGCTACGACCGCAGCAGCAGTACGGATCGCGAAGCCATGCCGCTACATCATTTGTCATGGGGAAAAGGTCCTCTTCGCTCGAAGCTCTTGCAGTGCAAGATGAAGCATCCGCGCCCATTCGATCATGCCGTCCAGCTCGCCCATCGTCACGGGCTTCGACTCCATGAGCGCGAGCAGGGATTCGCCGAGGCGCTGAGCGTTGGGTGGGATCTTCGCTGTCATGGCTGTCCCGATGAGTTAAAAGCGCTTCTTCTTGGCGATCTTCATCCGCTTCTCTTTTTTCGGCAACGCGTCCGCCTGCGTGATGCGCCAGCCGCGATACTGCCAAACACCTTCCTCGACTTTGCTTGCGAACCTGTTGATCTGGTCTGCGGGTAGCGCGACCCCGCCAGGCATCACCCTTGGCATATCGGGCTTCTCCCGCTCGTACCAGTCAATAAGCCGGTCCAGCTCGCCTCGTGGCGTTATGCGAGGGATTTTACGCTTCTTGCTCGCAGCCATCTCGACCCACTGAGTCTGCGCGCTGTTCGGGATCGCCTTACTGGCGTTCATGACTTTGCTTCCTGTGTTTTGGCCTTCCGCCACTCAGCCACCGCGCGTATCAGCTTGTTAGCTGGCGTTTCCTGCCTGCTCATCGCTTTCAGGACGTGGTCTTCGCTCTTGTAGTGGCGCTCGGCCATGTACGCGACGAAGCGCTCTTCGGCGGCAGCGAGGACGGCCCGTTCAAGCTCATTCACGGCTTTGCTTCCACGGTTACCGGTTCCAGTCGGGCAGCGCCGCACGTGAGAGCGAAGTACGCAGACTCACCGGCCTCGTTCACCACGTCGCACCGGTTGCGCTCGTTGCAGCTTGTGACCGTGACGACTTCACCAAGTTTGGCGAAGCCAGGCGCACCGGCGCCGACGATCTTCAGCTTGTCGCCTTCCTTCACCTTCGCGAAGTCGATCATGGTGTCTCCTGCATGGCTTGTGCGGCGTGATGAGCGCACGGATCTTTCTCGGCGAGCAATTCGCCGTCCATGCTCCAGAATTGAGTAATGCGACGGATTGGTGTGACCTTGCCATCCCCGCGCGTCGCATTGGTCGTGCGAATCACCTGCATGACCATGACTTCTTTGTCAGGGTTCTTCAGCTCCCATGGAGCTTCCGGCAGTGTCGGAAAGGAAAAGTTAGTCACGGCTCACGTGCTCCATTGACAGAACGCCGACGCAGGCTCACCTGACAGAATTTTTCGGCTGTCAGGTGAACTTGTGCGACTGGAATTTCGCGGGTAGGGTGCGCGCAAGGTTGAGGAATAAGCGGCAGGGCAGTCTTGCGCGCATCACTAGATGACTGGTACTGCTCGCTCAACCCTAGCGGCGGCTCTGGAAACAGAGCCGTTTGCGTTTCTGCTAGGCGACTTCCAGCGCCTTCACTCGCTCGACGCCCCTTCGATATACGCGCAAAGTCATTCCGATATTCGTGTGGCCCAGGAGCTTCATCGCGATTTCCGGCGATGAACACTTTGTTGCACACAGCGCGCGTATGTCGTGAAAAGTGAACCGCGTTCCGCCACGTTTGCAGTACGCATTCATCACCCTTTGCCATAACGCGCGATAGCCTTCGCTCGTATACCTCCCGCCACAGGAACGAGTGATCAGGTACTCGCCGCGGTTCGGTAGCAGCCAGCACTTCCCGAAGATCCGTTTCAGGTCCGGCGTGATCTCGATGGCAAGACGCTTGCCCGTCTTCCCCTGCTGGAGATTGACGTGGCCGTCTTTCAGGTCCGCCCACTTCAGGGCAAGCAGATCGCCCTGGCGCTGGCCAAGTCGCAGGGCCAGATCCATCATGAGTTGCACACGTGGCGGTGCACCTGAGCGCACGGCTTCGAACTCGTGAGCTTCGATAAGTCGATCGCGTGGGGGCCGCTTCGGCCTTTTTACATCGCGCAAAATATTTGAATCGAGGATGTACCAAAACGATACAGCCTGCGTGAATGCAGCGGACAGCACAGCAAGCTGCCGCACCCGCTGCACTTCGCCCTTGCGCCCCGATCGTTCCTGAATGAACGGACCGAAGTCCTTCGGCTTGAGCTCGGACGCGATCCGGTCGCCGAAGCGCGCTTTCAGGTGTCCGATGTGCCGGACGTAGTCGCGAGCAGTACGAGGGGAGAGAAGCCGCAGGCAGTTGGCCTGATATCTGTCGAGGATCGCGGAGACAGTGACCGCAGAGGTGGTTTCCACGGTTCCCAATACTATGCATCGCGCGGCCGGTGTCTAGCCAAGCCTCAGTAGTTGGACACCACTGGATGTCTCTAAGAGCACATCCAAATGCCGACGAATTCGCGATACTTTCGGCCGACAGTCTTAGAGACGAAATGCTGTAATTACCGAGAGAAACAGCACATTCGCGAGGGACTTTTAATCCGCTGGTCCCGGGTTCGAATCCCGGCCACCCCACCATTTTCCCTCTAAGACTGCCGTCGCAGCCTCTAAGAATATTCATCGCACGGGCCTCGTGCGAAGCTGCTTTCGGTACACCGCTTCAAGCGCGGCACCGTGGCCAAGCACCGAATGGGGCGAGTCGGTCTGCGCCTTGGCCCGCAGATCCTTGAAGCACCAATCCAGCTCGAGCCGGCGCTTCTGGCTGTTGATCGCCCAGATGGTCCACGGCTGGCCGCGGGTGTTCAGGAAGACGCGATCTTCGTCGGGGAAGCGCGCCATCGCCCGGCGGACGAAGTAGCGCAGGGCGTCCGTCCATTCGACCACGTGCGGCTTCTTGGTCTTGCTCTGCACGTAATGGATGCCATCGGGCCGCAGGTGCGCGGAGCGGCTCCAGGCGATGATATCGGTCTGCCGGACGCCCGATAGGTAGGCTGCGGCGATCAGGTCTTGAAACGCCTGCGGGGCGCGCTCGAAGCCCTCTAAGAACTCGGCGTCGGTCACGGCCCGGCTGCGCGGTCGCTCCTTGTTCCGGGGAACGCCGCGGCAGGGGTTCGCCTCGACCCAGCCCTGGCGCATGCCGAACTTGTGGAGGCTCGCCAGTACGGCGAACTCACGGTTCGCGCGAATCGCGCCCTTGCCGGCCTTCCGGCGCGTCTCCAGCCACACGGCAATCTGCGACGACTTCAGCGCGCCCAGGCGAATGTGCCCAAAGTGGTGATCGAGCCGCGGCAGCATCTTCCCGTAGTCCTTACGGGTGGCCTCGGCAAGCTCGTCCATTCCGGCGGCGCGGTACACGTTGATCAGCTCCCCGATCGTTCCGGGGCGGGTGGGGTCGAGCTCGTAGAGCGCGCGATAAAGCGCGTTGACCCCTTCATCGATCCGACTGAGCGGGTGCCACTTGTTGCGGATGATCTTGTAGTAGCGCCCGTCTTTTTCGGTGACGGCAGGGATCGAGAGTCCGCAGGAGAGTTGCGACATGGCGGCGGCTCGTAGTTCGGCTCGTTTTCTTCATCCTTGCCGCGGAAGAGGGCGCGGTCAAGCGCGGTCTCCGTAGTGCACGGCCGTCCCTTCGAATCCCTGAAGGTCAGGATTCGATTTCGAGCGCACCACATCGCCACCGCTTTCACCTTCTTGGTGTCGGCCAGTTTCGCGAGCGCGCTGAAGGGGACTTCGGCCATGTCTACAGGTCCATCTATCCCGTGACCCCGATTGCGGGTCGTCGGATTGCGAACTGAAGCGCCTTCGTATCGAGACGGAAAACCTCGGCGCGCTCTATGAGCTTCTGACGCCATTCCATTGGCGTGTGGTTGTCGTGAACGCCCTGCAGGGATGAGAGCAACTGCTTGTGCTTCACCATCCATTTAAGCGAGGGGTACTGCTCGATGATGGCGCCCGCCGTGGTGCCCTCCATCGACTGCTTGTACGCCTTGTCGGGAATGAGGCATCCCACGGCACAGCTCATTCCACCCACGCCACGGTAGGCGCAGCCGCCTGCAATATGATCGTTTATTGAACGCTCGCCCTGAACGATCAGATGCGTGGCTACCTTGTCGAAGATTTCTTGTGCATTCATGGCTGCGGTGTCTCGCTCACAGCAGCTCGAACAGGTGCCACACGAATGCGCCCTGATCGCACGTGCCGATGTACTTGGCCCCTCGGGGGATGGTTCGCCCGGTACCGAAGATTTGCAGGGTCCGTGACACCATTGCATTCTCTTCGTCCACAATCGCCCACACGTGCGGCTCGTCGTTCTGCATCGCGAACCGGATGAACTCCGTTCCCTTGGGGGCGTTGAAGATCGTTTGAGCAGTGTTTGTAGAGAGCGCGTATTTCCAGACCACTTTCATTTTCGATTCATCCCCTTGTGGAACCGGAGCCGAGCGCGTCTGTCGCCAGCTTCCAGATTGCGATCTCGTCAACGAGCGGCCTGAAGCGGCCCGGATCGAAGGCAGCGATTTTCGTCAGTGCCTCGCGCAGCCTTTTGTGCTCCTCGACCATCTGCAGCATGAGCTGGCCGCCTTCGAACATGTACAGGTCCACGTCCGCGAATTTCATCCATTCGCCATCGGCGCGCTCGACAAACGCACCATTGGCGCCCAACTGGTGCCAGCGCTGCGGCGGCGTGTCGAGGTAGTCAATCACCGGATCTGCAGGGAGTAGCTCAGGGGTTGCCATGGCATTCCTCCCAGTGGCCGCAGTTCAAGCAGATACCGCGGTCATCGTCTTCGAAGTCGTCGCACGGCGCGTAAAGCGAGGAGCGCCAGCATTCAACAACCGGTTCCTTCGTGGTTGCATCAGTCATCGCTTCTTCCTCAGCATGCGTTTCGTGTGCCGCTCAGTCGCCGCCTTGTCGCGAATGATGATGTCGACCTGAATGGTTGCGCCCGTCTTGGCCAGCCTCTCGCGGATTCCGCGGATAGCTTCGTGGTGGAGGTCCCACAGATCCTTCATGCTTCTATCCTCGGTACGGAGTAGCTCAGCCATTGATGACTTTCTCCAACTTGCACATTGCGCATCTGCCGGTCACGCCCTCGCGGCAAAAGCAGCCGATCTCGCTGCAGGCGAAAATCGCAGCAGCTCGCAACTCATCCAGCTTGCAGTAAGCGCAGGCGTCGTCGCCGACCCAGTCGTGAATGCAATCTGGCGCGCGCGTCACTCCAGTGCCTGCCGCAGCCTCACTGAACCCGACGTGATACGGGTGATCCTTCGGGAAGTAAGGCAGCATGTCTCGGACAACACACCGCAGATAGTTGATGTACGTGCCCGCCTCCCGCAGCAGGACGCGCGCCGGCTCGCTTGCCTTTTCCAGCTCGGCAAGAAAGTCGCGTTTCGGCACTGGCTTTCCTTCGGTCATGCCAGGAAACTCAGGCGGCCCGCTGCGACTTGTGCTCTTCGTCACGCTCCAGCGTCACCTTGAACAGCTGGCGCGCGGCCGTATGGAAAGCGACGATGCCTTCGGGCTTTGAGAAGCCGGGCGCCGCTTCACTTCCGTTCATGCGCAGGCGGTCGAGCGCTTCCTCGACGGTCGCATGCATGCCGACGCCTTGAGCGAGGATCGGCACGACATGACAGCACGCAGGCGCGTAAGCACGCTTGTCGCCCTCAGGGATGGGCTCGCGTAGCATTTCGCCAGGATCGCGCAGCCAGCGGCCGACGTTGAACAGGCTCCAGCGCTTCTCAGCGAGCCCGTATTTGCGCTGAATACCTGAGCCCCACCACTCACCGAAGTGAGCACCAGCGCCAAGCCCGGCCAGTTCGTGAGCGTTCGCGTGGACCCAGCGGCCGAAGCCGTGGTTGTCATCGCTGCCAAGATGCAGCACCCAGCGACTGCGCGAGCCGGCGCGGAGGTAGTGCGCCACGCCGTCGATGCTGACTTGCGTGTCGTAGCCCATCTCCAGCTCGGAGCCTTCCGCCGGACGGATGTGCACCTGTCCGTTGGTGCCGTCGATTTTCTCGGTCACGATCACTTCGCGATTAAGGCGCGCGATCTTTTCGAACTCTTGAAATTCCACGTCAATCTCCGTTGGTTACAACAAGTGCTTCGGACATAGAAGCTTTCCGCTTCGGCGTCGTGTCGCGCACGAGCTTCCGCAGGCGGATCACGATGCGATCAAGGAAGTTCGCGAACGCGCTGATGCGGTTGCGGGTCGAGCGGGATAGGATCATGCAACACTCCAGCCGAAGGCCATTTCATTGCGCATGCGTATCAGGTCGTTCGTCTTCTCAAGCTGCACGGCATCGCTCCCGAACTTCTCGCGGAACTCGCGCGCATGCAGTTTCAGAGATGGGCCCAGCGTCTCGTAAAGGCTCGCAGGGCCGTGACCTTGGTGGTGCCAGCCGCAGAGAGGCACCGTAAATTCGTCGCCCAGGCGCTTCTGCCCGGCGTGCTCGTCGAGATTCTGGTGATGGATCTCTGGGTACACGTCCATGAAGCCGATCATCCAGCAGGCAAGGCAGCCAATTTCCTTCAGGCGACGGAAGCGCAGTTCGCGAGCGCGCGGAGTCACATGTTCACTCCTGCTTTACGGGCGCTGTTCTGGGAGCGCCACATCTCGAAGGTGAACTCCGCGGCGTCACGCATGGCCCGCGAAGTTTCACGATCCGCCGTGGCGTTCTGTTCCTCCTCCATGGCGACCTTGTAGGCGTCGCTGCTGTAGGCGAAGGCTTCTCGGTCAGCCACGGAGCCGGGCGGCGCCTGTATCATCTGGAGCGCTTTTGTGCGGCGTAGGTTCGATGCTGCATACACCATGCGTCCGCACATCTGGCCGTATTCCTTCGCCGTGTCGCGAAGATATTCGATGGCCTTTTCTGCTCGTTCCTCGGAGATCATCAGCGAACCTCCTTGTAGGCGACCCGCCGCCCAACGCAGTACAGCGTGGCCTTGCTGACCCCATGGCGCCGGCACATCGCAGCCGTGCTGTCCTTCACGCGACGCCGATACCAGCGGCGGATCGAGCGCACGCGGGCCGGCGTCAACTTGCCAGGGCGGCCGGGCTTCACGCTGCGATCCTCAGCTTGTGGATCTCGTCCACTACCTCATCGACTTCAGCCAGGAAGCGCAGAACGGCGATCTCGTACTCGCGAATTTCTTTAGGATCTCGCTCTAGTCGCACACAGAGATAGTCGAGAGGCGCGTCAAACCGATCGTCAAAGCTGATGAAGTCGCACCAGTCGGCGCCGCTCACCCACAAGTTGTGAAGGCACTGCCAGCGATAGTTGTAGGGGATCTTCTTGGTGTGCAGGTATTCGAAGTGCGTTGCAGATTCTGGGCACTTTGCCTCCACGATCCCGTCGATACGCTTCCCCGGTATTACCGCTGCGTCGAGAGAGCAGCCGGCCAGCACGTCGTTGTGCGAGAGAAACCCGACGCGTGTCAGGATCTCGCCACTCATCGCCTCATATCGAGCGAGCGCAGTCGGCTCCCGCTCAACGCCGTGCTGGACGGCTCCCGTGGTGAACTCTCGCTCCTGCGGGCGGCCGGTGATTCGCTCCAGCGCCAGCCGCATGCGCAGATGCTTTCGGGCAGCGGTGAATTCCTTCGGCTTGGACTTCATGGTCGCCATGGCGTCCGAGGCCACGGAACCCGTGAGCCTGCCGGCGCGAGCGGCCATCCATTCGAGGGACCGCTGCTCGAGATTCAGAACGGTGTAGTTCACTGCGTGTTCTTCCGTGCCGTGTTCTTGCAGCCTTCCCACCAGTCGAGGTCGTGGGTGGAGGCGTGGTTTCGGAACTCCTGCTTGGAGCCCTTCCAGGCTTCCAGGTGGCTGGGATTTCCGTCCTGCGCCTTGGAGTTCATGTCGGCCTTCCAACTCTCGTACCCTTCGGGAGCCTTCGCGAGCTCGCGCTGTGTGCCGGCGCCGCGACCGTCGTCGTCCATGTCCTTCGCCGCAAGCCCGCACGCGGCCATCAGCGTGTAGCGCTGGAGGTACGTGACGGTCGAGGCGATCTGCTGGATGTTGTTCTTCTTGCCACTGTCATCCGGCGGCGCAAAGAGGGTGGTGCGCTCGCTGTGCCCGGCCTCGTGCGTCACGATGCAGGTCACAGTGATCAGGCCGTTGTCCTGCTTCGTCTCCCACGCGTGAGAGAGGCCGTGCTTCGACAGAGCGCCAGCAACGCCGTCGACAACATCCGCCAGCGTCGCGTGCTTGAACTTCGCGCCGCCGGGAATATTCACGTCCTTGGTCTTCAGGATCTCCAGCGGCTCGCCCTTGAAGGCGGCCATGGCGGACACGTATTCCTTGCGCGCCTCGCCGGCCTCCCACTGGCGCTGAAGCTGCATCAGCCGCTCCAGCCGGTCGAGGTCGGCACCCTGATTCATTGCCATCTGCAGGAGCTGCATCGGGGTCACAGCAACCTGATTCGGCACGCCAGGCAGTGTTTGCTGCCGTTCCATCACTGCGCTCATCACGTTCTCCAAGTTCTGGTCCAGTAGAGACGGCTATCGCGCTCGTCCGGACGGGTTTTGTATCGGTTGAGCCGGCGCTTCTTTGTTCCGTGCTCGACGATGCAGGCGACGATTGCCCACGAGAGGATGACGAGCACGGTGATCCAGGCGGCGAGCTTCACTGCGGCTCCTTCGCGATCTTCCCGGATGACTCTGCTGTGGATTTCAAAGCGCGTCTGTCGAGTCGCTCGATCTCCGCAATCAGGAGTGCGGCCGCCCTGACGAGATCGCGTCTCTTGTCCTTCGGTTTCCACCATGAGCGGTCCCATGGCCACGTGACCGGCGGCCAGTCCATTACTGCCGCGTATTCATGCTTCCACGCGTGATCGGCATAGCTGATCGCGGCCGCCAGCAGCGGGCAGGCGTCCGTCTCTTCGTGCTCGTCGTCGTGCTGATGAGTCCAGCCTTCGACGCTCACCTGTCGAATGCGCTCCGCGATCACGTCACGGGCGGCGTCCGAGAGAAGCGCAGACGTCTCAGCCGGTGATGGCCCCCGTGATTCCGCCAACGCATTCGCCAGCGTGATCCACTCCGATGGGTGAATCTCGATTCGAGTCGATGGTGTCACGCTGGACGGAATCCGAGCGTTCACCCTGCGCATCAGTGCGCCGATCTCCCCGGTAGGCTCACGGGATGTCTCGTGAACGCCTCGGATTTCGAGCGGCTGCGCGGCGCTGAGCACGGTCCACAAGAATCCATTGGGGTGCACGATCACCAATGACCACGGCTTGTCCGGCACGTCGCCCTTCAGGCGCCACTCAAGGTGCGTTTCATCCTTTGAGGCCGGCGGAGCCGATGCAGTCAGCGGCGGCGCATCGGCCGGGTTATAGGTCGGCGGACGCCTTTCGATGAACGCGAGGATGCGCGGCCGCCAGTGCGGCAGGTAGTAGGCCGTGAAATCCGCCAGCCCCATATCGTTGTAGAGCATGGCGAACAGCGAAAGAGCTTCGCTTAGGCGCTCGCTTGAGGTGGGCGCTACAGGTTCTCGCGAGTAGCCACGTCCGCGCGTGGCGCCGGGAATACCCTCGCGGAAACCGAGGCAATCTCCGCATGAGCAGTTAGACGGGTGGACTTCGCGGCACCAGCAGCCAAGGTGATCGCATGTCTTGCCATCGGAGCCGATGGCGCCTTCGTGCGTTGCCTTCATGGCGTGAGGTCCTTCAGTGCGGACAGTGCTGCGGATCGAAATCGCGCAAAGCCGTAACCCTTGTAGAAGCGCTCCAGCCAGTCCGCGATTTGCGGGAACTCGGCGCCCCCATCGTTCATCATGGAAAGCTTGCGCTGCAGTTCGTACGTCAGCCCGGCAACGCTTTTCGCATCGTGCTCGTCCAAGTGATCGGAAGTGAGCGCTCGCCGAATCCTGATGCCATTTTCCTCCGCTACATGCTTGAGCACGCCGAGGCAGCAGTAGCTATCGCAATCCATGCGACGCTCGTGCAGAACGCCGATGGCTTGCCTGTAGCTTCCATCGCGCAGTGCCGCGAGCCACTGGCTCACGAGATCAGTGGCCAGCGGAGTGTTAGACATGGGCCACCTCGCGCGGCACGTCGGTCAGGTTGCAGAGCTTCACCCAGTCCTGCGGAGGGCGGCGCTTGCGCAAGGTTCTCCCATCGACACAAAGCCGATGGCCGTCCTGCGCTCGTATGCCGTATCGGCCATGGGGAGACCTTCCGCAACCGTTGCAGCCCGTGACGCTGAACACCTCGACCTCCTGGCCGTCGTAGCGCGCCATACCGTCATGCTTGAAGATCGCGATCTCGCCCACGCTGAATGACTCAGCCACCGGACAACTCCATGAGCGCATCGTCAATCGACGCGATCAGCTGTTCGTACTCGCGCCGTTGGCGCATCAGGTCCGACTTAAGGTCGGCGCGCATGTTCGAGCGGTCCTGCTCAAGCGACTCGGCCGCCTGTGCGGCGTTCGCCTTGGCAACGCCAGGGAACTGCACGACGTTCGAGGGCGACGGCACATGGTCGTACTTGAGGCACGACGGATCTCGGTCGATCCAAAAGTCGGCACTGAAAGGGCTGGGGAAGCTCACAATTCACCTCGCAGTTTCGCTTTCAGTTCGCGCACCATTTTTCGGTGGCGCTTGTAGATGCGGATCTCGGCGCGGGCGGCGTTGCGTGCGCTCACCATCGCCTCGTGGCGGCAGTTGAGCTCGGCAAGCAGCAACCTGCGCTCGGCGCCTTCGGGCTGGATAACGAGGGCATGCATGGCGTTCATGGCTTCTTCCCAGCGCTGATGCGATCGAGAATGCGGTAGTAGTCGCTGTAAGCACCGCGGCGCGTTGGGAAGCAGAAGACACGAGGCATGGGCCGATCCTCAAAGGGAAATGCGATACCTCTCACGCCGTAGTGCCGCCATTTCGCGAGCGCCCATGCCATCAGTGCCAGCGCGATTGAGGGAGGTGCGTTCACGGCTTCACGTCCTGCTGTTCATCCGACAGGTAATGCCGCTCACGGAGCACGTGACGCAGCTGATCGGTGAAAGTGTGGAACCACTCGCCGCAGCGACCTTTCTGCCACGGTGAGCGCCCGCAGTACTGGCAACGCGTCTTGAGGATCGTGATGTAGCTGTGGCCATTGCTGGCCTTCATGCGGCGATCAGCTTCCACGTAGGCGTCATCGAGCGCCTTCGAGGTCAAGATGGTGTGTCCGGTGATGCTCACGAGGCTGCCTTTTTCTGAGCGCGCGCCATCTCTGAGATCATTTCCAGCGCGACGTCGAATCGATTCGCCAGCTCATGCGTAAGCAGATCCCCAGAGAACGCCGCGGCGGTGATGAGATCCGTGTCGTTCATGGCGCGAACCTCGGTATAGGTAAGCTCACTCATGGGACTCTCCGGCACATGTCCTGTCGTACGCGGCGCCGGAGGCCACTGGATCAGGCGAAATGCCTGCTGCTTGTCCCGCCGAGCTATTGTTCCAGCGATCCCACAGGCATTCGCATTCTTCCCTGCACCACATAGGCTCGGGGCACTTGCCGCCCTTGCAGGTGATTGTCATGGGGCCTGCTCCGACAACTCTCCGATAAGATCCTCCAGGAAAAGCCGGCCACACTTGATCTGCAGCGCGATGCTTTTAAGCTCCGGGATTGGCGCTTTGTATTTCCCGTAATAGACGAAGCCCTTCGTCATTTCGAGAAGCTCAAACTCACTGGAGTTGAGCTGGTTGAGAATCGCGGCAAGCTTCGATTGCAGTGCCGGCATATCAGGGCAGCCGTCATTCACCTGCGGTAGGAGAGATTCCTGCAGGTCAATAGGTCGAACGCTCATGGCTTTACATCCTCATTCAGGTGCTGTGCGCCAACGTCGGAAAAATCAACGGGCTTCTTTGGCCGGCCAGTAAGTCGCGCCGTCAGGCGCGGCCTGTATTCCAAGTAGTTATGGATCGGACAGGTCATGCTGAATTGCTTCACGCCGCCCGAAGCATTTGGGGCCTGACAGTCACACCCGTTTGCACGCACTTTCTTCTGGTGCTGCCAGCACAAGCCGAGGCCGTCCCACGCTTCCTTGCGCATGCATTGCGCGGCGCTACCGTCGCGCAGAGTGATGTCCTGGCGGCAGCGCTTCTCAGCCAGGGCGGCCGTGAATGCACGAGGAGTCGAAGCGACACTCCCCTCGTGCTTAGACCCTGTGTCGCTGGGCGCCGGATTCGAACCGGCCTTCATCCCTTCCACTCTCGTGATGCTCATACGGTCCTCTTGCGGTCAGCGTCGTGCATCAGCATGCGGATGCCAGCACGGGCACCACGAAGGTCCATAAGCGACTTGTGGAGGTCGGTGACTCGCGGGCCTGTGTGACGCTTGATCGAGTCGTACAGCCTCTCCACGCGGGTAATCACGCGGTAGAGATCGCAGTCGATCGCATCAGCCTTCGCCTCGATGGCTGTTCGTTTTTCTTGACAGCAGGGCTTGTTCACAGCTTCACCCCGCAGAACGGGCAGTAGGTGGCGAACACGGCCAGCGCTTTGCCGCGCTTCTTCTCATCGACCTTCATGGTCGCAACGAGCAGTCGCTCGCCTTCGGTCTCAGACGAAAAGTTGAACGTCTGCGCTACGTTGACGCACGTGTTGCGCGTGGCCAGCTTCTCGTTCGCCGCCTTGATGCAGGGGTGATCCGACACGGTCACGACAGCACCTCGGCGCGGTCGCTCGTCGCATCGACACGCAGGCGGCTGCCATCAGCGAAGATGAACACCTTGGCGTTGGTCTCGTAGGCGACCTCGTCGCTGTAGACCTCGGCCGTCCAGAAGATTTCCGCGGTGTTCAGGCTGATAGCGAACACGCGTTCGGCTAACGTCCTGCTCTGCCTGGTGAGCGTGTTCATACGCCCGCCTTCGCGAGGGCGGCGCGCGCGGCGTCAGTCAGTTCGCCGTGCTGTGCTTCCGTGTAGCCCGTCTCCCACGTGCGGCCCGTGAGAGTGACGATGCCGGCCTTGGAGAGCGCTTCAGGGATGCCTTCGTTCTCGGACCAGCCCTTGAGCCACACTCCGTGTTCGCCCGGGTGTGGGGCGCCGTAGCCAACGAGAGAGACGGTGGCTTTCGCTTCGGGCTGGCCGTCGAGTTCGTTGATGATCTGGATCGCCAGCTCGCCGGAGCCATAGCGACCGAACTTGATGGTGCCGCCCTTCGTCCACTTCGCTGCGCCTACGCGCAACACGTTCTCTTCAACTGAAAGCTTGTTCACTGACATGCCCCCGGGTTCGTGCAGTTCACCGGCAGCGTCGTGACACGGCCATCAACTCCAGACGTGCGGTTGTGACCGCGCTGGCTCGCGACGAGCACTCCGCCAGCGAGTGCAAGGCCAACCGTGCAGGCAGTGGGGTGTTCGCGGCAGACGGCGCAAGCTGTCAGGGCGAGTAGCGCGAGGGCGAGAACGATGGACTTCACTGGACCTCCCGAATCGCTTTGTGAGCGTGCGGGAAGCTTACTGACAAGTTATCAGTAGTGTCAATGACTATTTATCAGAAGCAGTACAAATTTATTTGCGGCCCTCTAAGATAAACAGGGCCTGTGCCTCAGTGAGGCAGTTAAGGGCAGTGCGTGCTACGCGACTCGGGAGTGTCTGGGAGCGACCGCTTGCCCGAGACTGAAAGGGATGCCGCTCAGCAGGAAGTAGGGATCCTGGCGGGTGGCGTAGCAGAAAGGGATTAGATGCTGGTGCGGCATCAGCGTGCGGCCTTCCCACGTCTGATAGGTGTTGAGCTTTACGCCGAGCTCGTCTGCGACCTGCTGTTGCGTCTTCGTCGACTGAATGCGGGAGGCCTTCACCCGCTCGGCGAATTCTTTCCGGTACTGGGCCGGCGTGCTGGCTTTTCGTCGTCCAGTCATGCCCGGCATGTTCAACTGGATAACGATCCCGGTCATGCGCGAACTTGTCAGCCTTGTGGCTGATAAATAATCACGGCTATACTCGGGCGATGCAAGCCAAAGACGACATATTTTCCCTGTGGCCGTCGATTTCCGCGATGGCCGACGACCTCGGTCGTGGTTATGACACGGTGCTCGCATGGAGAAGCCGCAAACGCATCCCAGAGGACGCGTGGCCCGATGTGATCGATGCCGCTGCGAAACGCGGCCACACGATTACAGCCGGCGACATCTTTGAGCGGAACGCCGCGCCAAAGAAACGTGGCTGGCCACGGAAGGTGCGGAAGATCCGCCCGAAGCGCGCTGAAGCTCGAGTCGGCTGAGGCCGCAATCACCATGGCCAAAGAGGCATTCCTCCCGCTGTTCTTCGGCGACTTCCTTGCATCAACAGCAGAGTGGGAGGGCGAGGACAGGGGTCTGTACCTGCTGCTCCTTGGCTATCAATGGTCCTTGGGCTCGCTGCCTGAAGAGCCTCGGAGAATCTGCAAACTAATTGGTTGGGACTGGCAATTGTTCGAGCGTTGCTGGGCTACTGTCTCAAGCAAATTTCAAGCAAATGCTGGACGGTTGCTCAACCAACGGCTCGAGCAACACCGCGAAAAGTCGCACCAGATCTCTGAAAAACGCGCGGCGGCGGGCGCGTTGGGCGGAAGGGCGTCTCAAGCAATTGCTCGGGTAGCAAGGGAGCAATTGCTTGGAACAGCTGAAGCAATTGCCGGAAATTTGCTCGACCCTCCATCCCATCCCATCCCATCCCAATCTTCTCCGGAGTCTTACTCTGTAAGTCATCACTCCGTAGCAAAGTCAGTAGCACCGGAAAAGCGCGCTGCGCGCGCCCCAACCGCCCAGCGCCTGCCGGCGGATTTCGAACTGACGGACGAGAGGCGAGCGATAGCCCAGAAGGAAGGCGCGGATCCGGAGCGGGAGTTCGAGAAGTTCACCGATCACTGGAAGGCCTCATCCGGCGCCAACGCCCGCAAGCACGACTGGGACGCGACGTGGCGTAACTGGTGCCGCAAGGCGCTCGACATGAAGCCGCGGGCGAATGGCGCCGCCCGTCGCGTGTACCGCGATGCCCCTACCACCGCCGAACTTGAGGCCCGGGAGGCCGCCCGTGCAGGAAAATGATCGAGAGGCCTTCGATGTCATCCTGGCGGAGATCTTCGCTGCCATCGACAAGCCGCTGGGCGAGGCGCAGCGCTCGGTTTTCTGGAAGGGGCTGAAAGATCTCGGGATCGTGGAATTTGCGCGCGTCAGAGATTTTCTCGTGCGCCAGTACCGCGAGCAGGATGACCCTCCGCGCAAATTCACCATTGGCGATATCTGGTCCGCGCGCAAGAAGCTCAGGGCGGCTGCTCCGCAGAAATTCTCGGCGCCAGAGTGGAAGGGCGATCAGTGGGACGAGAAAGCGAACTTCCGGCTGCTGGGCTACATCCTTCGCAAGGGACTCGCCCGCGAGAAGATCGCGCCGGAAGCCACGTGGATACTCGTGGCCCATAAAAATCGCTGGGCGGCTCTCATGCGAGCGTCTGGAGATTTCGACGACGTCACGATGCGCGATCAGGATGACGCATGGCTTGCGGGGATCCGGTCAGCCGAGGCTGAGATTGTGCAGGAGCTGGCCGCGTGACGCCGAAGTTCACTGATGAAATGGCCCTGGTGTCGAAGATCCGCTCGCTCGGTATCGAGTGCGCGGCTTTCGATGGCCTCACAACGCCCGATCAGCGTCGGCAATGCATCCGGGCAGCAATTGATCCTGTGCTGGATGTGACATTCACAATCCTGAATGGTCGTCGTTTGACGATGGCGATGAAGTACGCGGACACCTATGGCGAGGTTCCGTGAGACCGAAGTACGCTCCCCGTCGAGATATCACGGAGCCTGGCATCGTCAGCGGTCTCGAAGCGATCGGCTGGGAGTGTGTACGTCTCTCCAGCGAAGAACTTCCAGACTTGCTTTGTCGCCATCGTGGTACTGGTTGTTACGAGCTCCTCGAAGTCGAAAGCGGCCACTACAAGCGCAAGCGCAAAAAGTCGCAGACCGACATGCTCACCGCCTGGAGCGTGCCGATCGTGAAGACGCTGGAAGAGGCCGCTCGAGCTCTAGGGAGCAAGATCACGTGAGTGGTAAGCGCAAGCTCACGGATGCGGAACGTGAGTTCATCATCGATTCGGTGACTCGACGGCGTGAGATTGAACGACGGCTGAGCATGTTCCCCACCAACGCCGCACTCGCCGATGAGTTTGAAGTCAGCGAGCGATGGATCGTTGAGCTGGTACGGAAGAAGGTTCAGATCATAGTTTCGCGTGAAACTTCCTTGCGGGGGAATAATCCGGAGTAGTAAATAGGTAGCCCTCTGTGACTGGAGGGCTCGATGAAACTTCGCTTCCTGCCTCTTGCGCTGCTCGCGCTCTTCCTGCCGCTGCTCGCGCATGCAGCCACTGCGACCATCGCCTGGTCCGCGCCCACCACCGCAACCGACAATTCCCCGCTCACTGGCGCTCAGGCGATCACGAGCTACCAGGTCTGGGTCAGCACCGCCACGATCCCTGCGAATACCGCGGCAGCACCAACAGCAACGATCACTGGCACAGCCACGACGACCACGCAGTCGATCACGGCATCTCCTGGGGCAACAATCTTCGCCCGTGTGAAGGCCTGTAATTCGGCCGGCTGTAGCGATTTCAGCAACGAGTCCACCAAGACGCTACCAGTCACGATCCCGAATCCGCCCACGAACGTCACCGTAACGCTGGTGATCAGTCCGTGAAGCTCTGCGACATCCTGAAGCCGAAGCGTCCGAGGCCAAAGCGATGAGCGCCAATCGGATGTTTCTCGTGTGCTCGCATCACCCACGTCTCGAGGATGCGATCGTGATCGGCGAGCGCCTCGGAAACGACGTCCCGTACATGGCGCCGAACCTCAAGCGCCTCGATGACTGGTACACGAAGCACATGGGCTGTGGCCGTGGTTGCGACCATTTCCAGCTTGCGCTGAATCGCCCGGTTGACTGGGACGTTGCCCCACCTGCGGAAGATACAACCGCCGGCGCGGTGCGCCTTGCGCTCGTCAATGGGAGCCATTGATGCCTTACGAGACGCCGCCACCGATTGTTGAAGCACCGCCTATGGCGGTCCTGAATCGTGGCGCAGATACGCCAGAGAATCGTGAGGATGCAGAGCGGATCCTTCGCAGCACAGGGTGCAGGCGTGTGAAGTTTGACCTCAACCCTGCCACTGGCGGACTGATCTGCACGGGGTATGCATCGTGACCGAGATCATTAACGGCACGATGCGGATGACCGGCGACCGCATCCTCGTGAAGCCGCTCGAATGGGATGGCGAAAGCGTCCACGGTGAAGGTTCTCGGATCCACGTCGTCCGCAATGGCCGTCCCCTTCGCGGTCAAGTGGTCGCCGTGGGTCCGGGTCACAACCCGATCAAGTACACGAACAACGCCCTCGGCAAGCGCGCCAAGATGGATTACTCCAAGCGCTTTCGCCCCACCGAACTGAAGCCCGGCGATGTGATCGAGCTTGGTGGCCTGAACCAGTTCGACGGGAAGGGCTATCAGTTCACCGAGGTAATCTACAACGGCGTGCCGCACCTGATCTGCCAGGAGCGTGATGTGGCGATCGTGCGGGATGACCTGACTTCACGCGCGAGGGCTGCATGACTCGTTCAGGAGCAAAGAGAGTCAGCGAGCGCAGCCTCCAGAACCTCAAGCCGTTCCCTAAGGGCGTCTCTGGCAATCCCGGGGGCACACCCAAGGGATTGCGCAAAACCCTGCAGGGCGACTTCCTGCGCACGCTGGCAGCGGATTTCAGCAAGCACGGGGTCGAAGCAGTTCGAAAGGCCCGTAAGGACGATCCGCTTGGATACGTCCGAACGATTGCAGCCCTGATGCCGAAGGAGGTCGAGCTCGTACGTCCGCTCGAAGCGCTGACAGATGACGAACTTAGCGCCATTGCTGAACAACTCCGATCCTCGCTTGGTACTGCAGGCATTCGAGCAGGAGATCCAGCTCCGCGCAGCCCGTCGGAAGTTAACTAGCTATGTTCCATACCCCAAGCAGCGCGAGTTTCATGCGGCTGGTCTCTCACATCGTGAGCGGCTCCTCATGGCTGCGAACCAGGTTGGGAAGACACTCAGCGCCGGAGCTGAAGTCGCGATGCACCTCACGGGTCGCTATCCCGACTGGTGGGACGGTTACGTATTCCGGTCCGCTCCTGCGTGGTGGTGCGGCGGTGTTACAAGCGAATCTACTCGGGACAATCCCCAGCGCATCCTGCTGGGCCGCATCGGCGCATGGGGGACGGGGATGATCCCGCACGATGCGCTCAAGGGTGAGCCTGCCATGCGCCGTGGTGTTGTGGGCGCGGTGGACAGCATCATCGCGCGCTTCGGTGGCGGCGGGGATATTCAGGCGAGCGAAAGCTCGCTCGCATTCAAATCATACGACCAGGGCCGCGAGAAGTGGCAGGGCGAGACGCTGGGTGGTGTCTGGTACGACGAAGAGCCGCCAGAGGATATCTACAGCGAGGGCCTGACTCGTACGAATGTGGGCCTGATGCCAAACCTCATCACGTTCACACCGCTCAAGGGCATCACAGGCGTTGTGAAGCGTTTCATCATCGACAAGGTTCCTGGCACGCACGTCACGCAGATGACGCTTGAGGACGCTGCGCATTACTCGGCAGAGCAGCGCGCTGCAATCATTGCAACGTATCCCGCCTTCGAGCGTGATGCTCGTACCAAGGGCATTCCGCAGTTGGGGAGTGGCCGTGTGTTTCCCATCGATGAAGACGACATCAAGGTCAAGGCCTTCCCGATCCCCCAGCACTGGGTGCAGTTGGGAGGCATCGACTTTGGCTGGGACCATCCCTCTGCGGGAGTACGGCTGGCTTGGGATCGCGATGCTGATTGTCTGTATGTCATCGCATGCCATCGGGCTCGCGAGCAGACACCTGCGATGTTTGCTGCCGCGGTACGTCCATGGGGCGAGTGGTTGCCATGGGCATGGCCTCACGATGGCCTCCAACACGACAAGGGTTCGGGCGAACAGCTCGCCGCCCAGTACCGCGCGCAGGGCCTGAAGATGCATGTCCAGCGTGCCACTTTCGAGGATGGCTCGTTCGGCGTGGAGGCAGGTATCGCCGAGATGTTCGACCGCATGCAGACCGGTCGCCTTAAGGTGTTCTCTCACCTAAATCAGTGGTTCGAAGAGTTCAATCTCTACCACCGTCGCGACGGGCTGATCGTGAAGGAGGGCGACGACCTCATCAGCGCCACACGCTACGCGATGATGATGAAGCGCATCGCGGCCATGCAGAACAAGCCCGCTCCCACCACTGCACAGCGCAACGGTCGCGCAAGCTGGATGTCATGAGCGACATTCAGTCACTGAAGCAGGAACTGCTGCGCATCGTTGCTCAGCCTGTACCGGATGGCGACATCACCGAGTCAGTGTTTGACCTCGTGACGCGGCTGTGTGGTCCGCGTGTGCGCACGGTCGCGACGACTGCACTCGTTGCATCCGCGCTTGCGGAATACATCGACAAGCAGGGAGGGTCATGAACGGCTTCACCCTTCCTGCTGAGCGCACCAACACTGCAGCCATGCTGCGCGATCTCGAGCAGAACTGTCCAAAGACTACTCCGCTCAACGTGAAGGCTGCGTTGATCACGGCCGCAACCGAGATCGAGCGCTGGCAGAAGCTGGGTGAGGATGCGGCTTGTCAGCTCGAAGAGGCTGCAACCATCCGTGTGAGCCAGATGGACAGCCTGTCGCGCGTAGACGAGAAGCAGCGTGGAGTGAAGTCCACGATGCTGGAACTCGCGCGGGCGTTCAGGGAGCTTGCGTGAGCGCCCAAGTCTCAGACTTTGACAAGGACGCCACGACCGACGAAGGCATCTGGCGCGAGTGCGCCGAGCGCCTGCGCATTGCGACCGCTGCTGAGTCTGAGAATCGTATCAAGGGTATCGATGCCAAGCGCTTCCGATGGGGCGACCAGTGGGATGCGGATGTGCGCAACGTGCGCAAGATCGATGGTCGGCCCGCGCTTACGATCAATCATACGAACACATTTTGCCAGCGGCAGGAGAACACGCTTCGCCAGCAGCGACCGCGAATCAAGTGTCATCCTGTCGGTGATGGCGCGGATGTCGATACGGCGAGCGTGGTCAATGGGCTGATCCGCCACATCGAAGATCGCTCGACGGCTTCGGTGGCCTACGACACAGGCGTCAAAAACGCCGTGGATATCGGCTGGGGGTACTGGCGAGTCATCTCAGAATACATCGATCCACGCAGCTTCGACCAGGAGCTGATGATCAAGCCGATCCGCAACCCGTTCACGGTATACATGGACCCCTCGTCCGTGATGCCGGATGGGCGTGATCAGTACTGGTGCATCATCAGTGAAACGATGAAACGCGCCGAGTACAAGCGCCGCTATCCCAAGGCTGCGAACGTCGAGTGGCGCTATACCGATGCGCCGGGCGACATGACCACTGACTGGGAATCGAAGGACGAAGTCAGGCTTGCTGAGTACTACCGCATCCACGAAGTGAGAGACACGCTGTGCCGTCTCAGCGATGGACAGACAAAATACCGCTCTGATCTCGCCGACCCAGATGTGATCTCGGCGTTAGGGCTCACGATCGTGGCTGAGCGTCCCTCGACGCGTTGCGAAGTGCAGTGGTTCCGCCTCAACGGCAAGACTGTCGTAGATCGTCGCACTGATCCCGGTGAACACATTCCGGTTGTTCGTTGCGAAGGTAATGTTGAGGATGTGAACGGGCGTGTGCTGCGCAAGGGGATGGTCGAAGACCTGAAAGACCCCGCGCAGATGTTCAACTACTGGCGCACGGCACAGACCGAACGCTATGCATTAACACCCAAGGCTCCGTGGGTGGCTGCAGAGGGGCAGATCGAAGGCCATCCCGAGTGGAATGACGCCAACCAAAAGTCGTACTCCACGCTCGTCTACAAACCCATAGCGGGCCCGGATGGTGTGACCCCGCTGCCACCTCCGCAACGCATTCCGCCTGCACAGGTTGAGGCGGGAATGACAGAGGCGGCTTCTGGGGCCGAGCACGATCTCATGTCGGTTGCGGGCATGCCGCAGGAGAATCCGGAAATCTCCGCGCGCGTGGTGTCGGGGAACAAGTATTTGCAGCGCCGGCAGGGCATGCAGGACCTGACGCACTTCCAGTACTACGACAATCAGACGCTCGCGATTGCGTGGACTGGCGTGCTGCTGCTTGAGCGCATTCCGGCCTATTACGACACGCAGCGCATGCAGCGAATCATTCGCGAGGACGGTCAGCCGGAGATGGTGACGCTTAACGAGCGTGCCGACCATCCAGAGAACCCTGCCGTTCAGATCGTGAAAAACGATATGAGCGTGGGTCGCTATGCCGTGGTGATGGATACGGGGCCTGGCTATGCGACGAAGCGCGAGGAAGCTGCCGAAAACATGATCGAACTGCTCAACACACCGCTTGGTGAGGTGGTTGTGCAGAAAGGTCCGGATATTGTTCTGCGCAACATCGACCATCCTGGCTTCGACCAGCTCGCCGATCGTGTGGCCGCAACTACACCGGGTGCGATGGACGAGATCATGGAGGGCCTGCCCAAGCAGGCGCAGACCATCATCAGCTCGCTTCAGGAACAACTGAAGCAAATGCAGGACCAGAACCAGCAGCAGGCGCTGGAGATCAAGTACGGCCGCGGGATCGCGGAGCTCAAGGAAGAGGGCGCCACCAAGCGCACGCTCATCACGGCCACTACCAAGGCGCACGACACCGAGCGCAAGGCCGACAGCGACGATCTCAACAGCAAGCGCGATTACGACGGCTGGCAAAGCGAAGTGGATCGCAACACGCGTACCAAGCTTGCTGTGGCGCATATCCAGCGCGACACGGCGCTCGACGTAGCAGAAATCAAGGTGGGTGGTCAGTTGCTGAACACTCATGTGGAGGCGGCCCACGAAGCGAAGGCCGCAGACAAGGCCATCGAGGCCGCACAGACCGATCGGCGTCCGAGCGACGCAGGGTGATTTGAATGGTTCAGGTTGTCACGAACGAAAACATCCAGCAGTTCATCCAGACGCGTCAGGTGCCGGAATTCAAGGCACCGGACGCGTCTGGACAGGCTGCGGCTGATTCAGCAAAAGCGACGGCTACGGCCGCGGCTGACAGCGCAAAGGCCACAGAGGCAGCGAAAGAAACTGCCCGTGGCCCCGATGGCAAGTTCGTGAAGCCAGATGAGGCGGTGAAGCCAGATGACACGGCGGCTGCGGCCGCAGATGACGATCACGACGACGATGGTGCAAAGCTGAGCGACGCGGTCAAACGCAAGATCGACAAGATCGTCGCTAAGAAGCACAGGGCGATGAAAGAGGCCGAAGAGTTCGGGCGCGATGAATATCGCGAGCGAAAAGCGGCAGTTGAGCGTGCAGATGCTCTCCAGCGCGAATTGGATGCGCTGAAGGGTACGAAGTCAGTGCAGGGCACAGCAGCCAGCGAGGGTGATGAACCCAAGCAGGAGGACTTCAAAACGGTCGGTGAGTACACGAAAGCACTCACGAAGTACGAAGTAGCGCAGGCCCGCAAGGCCGACAGCGCAGAGCATGCGAAGCAATCCCAGAAACAGCAGATCGAGACGGTGCAACAGCAGTTCGCTGAACGCATCGCGACGACGGCCAAAGACATTCCCGACTATCACGAGGTAGTTGGCGAGGCTGACTGGGAAGTTCCGCATCACATGCAGGCGTACATCGTGGACAGCGAGAACGGGGCCCGCCTGGGCTACCACTTCGCAAAGCATCGCGACGACTTCGACCGTATCGCAAAACTGTCGCCGATCCGCGCAATCGCGGAGCTCGGCAAACTGGAAGACAAGCTGTTCAAGAAGGCTGAAGCCACACCTGACAAGGGTGCCGCAGCTACTTCGACGCAGGTCTCCAGAGCGCCCGCACCGATCACCCCACTCGAAGGCAAGACGACGACTGTCGAAACAGACGAGTCGAAGATGTCCTTCCAGCAACTGCGCGCCAAGCGATTGGCTGAGCGCGCAGGGGGAAAGCGGTGAGGGGTATGCCAACCTCTTTCCGGAGTCCTCTACGTGAGCAACAACCTACTCACGATCAGCTACATCACCAATGAAGGGCTGATCGTCCTCGAAAACACGCTGGTCTTCGCCGACAAGGTGGATCGTCAGTACTCTGACGAGTTCGCCATTAAGGGCGCGAAGATCGGTGCGACCTGCAACGTGCGGCGTCCGCCGCGTTACCTCGGCACGTTCGGCCCCGCGCTGAATGTCGAAGACACGAACGAGACGTACGTTCCCGTCTCGCTGAACAATCAGTTTCACGTGGACGTGCAGTTCACGACCGCAGATCTCCTGCTGTCGATGGACCTGTTCCGTACGCGTGTACTGAAGCCGATGATGGCGACTGTCGCCAACCGTATCGACAGTGATGGCCTGTACTTCGCCTACCAGAACACGGCGAACCAGATCGGCACCCTCGGTACGTATCCGTCGAACTACCTCACGTTCGCCCTGGCAGATGCGCGGCTGTCCGATGAAGCGATCCCGGAAGAGGATCGCTGCATGATTCTCTCGCCGCAGATGATGGCGACGGCGGTCGATGGGGTGAAGGGTCTCTTCAATCCCCAGGCGCAGATCGGCGAGATGATCAAGCGCAACATGATCGCGAAAAACTTCGCGAACTTCGACTGGTACAAGGACCAGAACGTGGTCTCGTATACGTCTGGCGTTGCAACCACCCAGACGACTGCGGCCGTGCTGACGGCAAATACCGCCGGTGCGTTCCTCACCACTGGCTGGGCACAGTCGGGCTTCATCCAGACGACCAACTGGACCGCCTCGACCGCGGTATTGAAGGTCGGCGACGTGATCCAGATTGCGGGTGTCTTCCCTGCGAATCCGCAGAGCCGCACGCAGTATGGCAACGCGCTCAAGCAGTTCGTGGTACTCCCGCCGTTCGGCTATACGCAGAACCCTGCTGGCGCGGCAACTCCGGGCCCTGCGTTCGCCTCCGGCTCGCTCACCAGCGGCACCTTCAATGCCACGACTGGCGAGTACACGGCGGGCTCCGGTGCGGGTGCGCTGTCGATCCTCATCGGCGAGTGCGTGATCACCGGTGGTCAGTTCCAGAACGCGGTGACGACGTCGGCGTTTGCTTCCAACTCAGCGATCACGGTCAACGGCGGCCTGAATACGGGTGTGGCGAGCAGCCAGAGCGTCGTATCTCCGCAGGGCATCGCCATGCACAAGACGGCCTTCGCACTCGCGTTCGCGGATCTTCCGCTGCCGCGTGGCGTGGAAGAGGCCGCACGGGCGAACGATTCGGACATCGGCATGAGCATGCGCATGGTCACCCAGTACACGGTGAACAACGACGCAATGCCTACCCGATGTGACGTTCTGTATGGCTATGCGGGTCTGTACCGCACGGCTGCGGTTCGGGTCGCGGGCTAAGGAGAAAACACATGGCAACGACAAATCCCGGCCCGGCAGTAACGACGGGCAGCACTGACATCGGCCTTGGTAGCCCCCAGACAATGGGCACCACGGCTTCCAGCCTGATCGCGTTCTACGGCGTGACTCCCATCACGCAGCCCACGAATGCGAACCAGGCGGCTCTCACGCTCACCACGGCAACCGGTGGCGGCTACGGATTCTCCACACTCACGGCGTTCAATTCGTTTGCCGCGCAGTTGGAAAACATCCGGGCCAGTCTCGTGTCGCTCGGTCTGCTGAAGGGTTCGTGATCCATCGGGAGGGGTTCGCAGCCCCTCCCTCTCTTTTTGGAGGCTCAACATGAGCGCACCAGTTGGAACCGGCCGGGCTCTCGGCGTACTGCAGTCGAATCCCTGCCTCGATGGCCTGTCGTTCACGACCGGCTCA